TGGGCAAACTGATCAATTCCCACTCACGGTAGGGATGTCGTGCGAGGTGATTCTTGATAATGATGTTGTTATCTCTGGGTACTTGGACGGTTTAGCCAGAAACATATCATCAAATCAAATATCTATAGAAGTTTCAGGCAGAAGCAAGGCTGGTGATTTAGTTGATTGTAGTGTAGAGACAGTAGAGTTTAACACACAAGATTTTGTAAAAATTATTGAACGAATAGCCTCCCCATTTGGAATAAAAATAATCAATCAGACGAAAGTAAAGCCAGTCAAGCTACCGAAAAAATCATTTAAAAGTGGCGATACCTGCGTTAGCGCCATTTCTAAGCTTGCAAAAATGCATGGTGTGATGATTATAAGTGACGGCGGAGGCAATTTAATAATAACTCAAAGCGGCCTTGGTGGTAAAGCATTTGATTCTTTAGTGATGGGGAAAAACATCAAAGAGGCGTCGATAAATGATGATTACACTCAAGTATTTTCAAAAATAACGGTAAAATCACAAACAAATTCAACCGGAGGGGTTGGAAAATTTGAATCTTTATCCGCCGCAAATTTATCTGTGACTCCAAAAGGAACGGCGCAAAAGTCAGCATCAGCCTCAGTTGTAAATGGTCTTAATAGATACAGGCCGCTTATTATTATTGCAGACGAGCAAAGCAACGCAAAGCAATGTCAAGAAAGAGCAGAGTTTGAGGTTGGGTCAAGAGAAGCGAAAGCTAGAAAAATGACAGTAAAGGTTGTTGGTTGGAGACAAAGAGATGGTAGGTTATGGGAGATTAACACATTAGTTAACGTAGATATTCCTCAATTTAATGTGAAAAGCGAACTTCTTATAGCAAAGATAGATTTTGAGCTTGGCAAAAGTGGTGAAATTACCACATTTGAGCTGCTTGATAAAAAAGCATTTAATGTCTTAAAAGAAATACCGAAAAAACAATCTGGATCAAAACCAGCAAACATAACTAAGTTGAGTGCGGCATGACCATAATCAAAAAAGCGAAAAAAGTAAAAATTTTCACGGATTCTGATATTCAGACAGCACAAATTGAGCTGTTTGCTGATGAGTTTGTGAAAACAGAACAGCTAGAGCAGTACGGAATGACAAGCGTACCACCTGCCGAGGTTGGGGTGGGGGTCGTAGCTATATATGACGAAAGACATCAAGACAAGAGCGTTTTGTTGGGGTGGTTTGATGGGAAATTCAGGCCAAAAAATCTTGAAAATGGCGAAGTTTGTTTTTATTCGGAGTTTGGGCAAAAAATAAAATTCAGCAAAGACGGTAAAGCGACTGTTAGCGATCAAAGCGGCGCATCAATTGTGCTAAATAACGACAATACAATTACAATTAATGCTCAAACGCTTAATTTTAATGCAGCTAATAGCATATTTTCCGGCGATGTTCAAATCAACGAAAATCTTGTTATTGATAAAACAGTGAAAATAGGGGAATCCTTTGGTTCGAAAACAGCCGCTGCATTGAAATCAGATAGTGTGATCAATGCAAGTGATTACCAGATTGACAATAAATCAATACAAGATCATACTCACACCGAGGATGAAGGTGTAGAAACAAGTACAATGAATTTGTAAAAGGTGCGAAATTGATAGATTTGGCTGTTGATAGCGATTTTGACTTAATTATCAGAAATGGAGATTTAGCGACAGACCCGACGTTAAAAACATCTATGTTTGTATCACTATTAACAGACAGAAGGGCTGAAAAAACAGACATATTGCCATGCAATTATACCAACATGAGAGGTTATGTTGGCGACGCTATTGACAATATTAGGATTGGCAGTAGGATTTGGCTTCTTGAAGACGCAAACAACACAAGCAAAATTAGAGGAATGGTCAAGGCTTATGCTGAGGAATCATTGAAATGGCTAATAGATGATGGTCTAGCGAAAGAAATTAACATTGACGTGTCTCAAAAATGTGATAGAATAGAATTGATTGTGTCAATTTGTAGGCACGATGGTAGTTTTTTCAACGAATTGTTTTCAGTTTAATGGCGTTCACAACCAAAACAATATCAGAATTAAAGAGAGATGCTAAAGCAGAGCTTCAAGCTAGGCTTGGAGTTCAAAACATTTTAACAAATTCTGTGTTAAATGTGTTAATTAATGTATGGGTTGTTTTGGTTTACGGCCTCTACCAAGCGCTATCTTTTCTATCTAGACAGCTTTTTTGGCGCACTGCGACAAGTGAATATCTCACAAGAATCGGGGAATCTCACGGGTTGCTGCCGTACGATTATTTGCCTGCAACTGTAGCAAATGGCAACGTTAGGTTTGTGGGCGTTGGCGCATCAATACCAAGCGGAACAATTCTACAAAGAGAGGACGGCATTCAATATCAGACAATGAGTAGTATTATAGTTTTCGCGCCCTATTCGATTGTGAACGTTTATTGTTTAACGGCTGGATCAACAGGCAATTTGCCTGCAAATACAACATTGTATCCGGCAGAAACAATACCGTTGTTAGAGAGAGTGGAGGTCGATTCTGATGGACTTGGCGGTGGCGGCGACGAAGAAACCACAGAAGAATATAGAAATCGTTTGAGGCTGTGGGTCACGGGCGAAAGAACGTTCAGAAATCGAGATTGGTGGATAAACAAAATAAAGGCTTACGGCAGCTTAATTAATCAAGTTTTTGTGATCAGAGCCGGGGTCGTTTCTGGGCAATATCTACCAATGAAAATAATTTTCACAACTACAAATCCTTCGATCATTCCAACCACATCAGACATATCGGCAGTTCAAAGCTATGTAGATTCACTTGATTATAATGATATTGTTGTAGATGTGATACAACCTACTGAAAAGACAATCAATATGTCTATCGCTATATCGCCAAACACGCAGGCGGTGCAAGATGCAATTAGAGCGGAGATTAAAGACTTGTTTGATAGAGAGGGAGTTCCTGATAGCACAATACCTTTATCTAGAGTCGTTGAGGCGATAAGCGCTGCGAGCGGAGAATTTGCTAATCAGTTGATTAGTCCAACAGCAGATATTGTTTTGGTTGGCTCTGGTTCTGTTTACGAGATCCCTGTTTTAGGGACTATCACATTTACAACAAAGCCATGAAAAAGTGTGATAATAGATACAGCGAGTTGCACGGATTGTGCGATGGGACGGCGGAAAATTATGCTGAGGCTGCATTAAATACCGAACCGTTTGGCGTATTCTGGAATAAAAAAAAGACAACAAACAAAGCTAAAATTCATCTATCTTTTGGTGCTATTCTTGAGAAATTTAACTCAAGAATGTGTGATTTTTTCGCAGAAAGTCTTGCTTGTGGGTCTATTGAACTAATAGCAGAATGGGAAGAATTTTATGGCCTGCCAAGGAAATGCAGCGATACTCAAATCACATCTATTCAAGATAGACAAGCCGCTATTTGCGCAACGAGAAAAAATAAAGGCTTAAAAAAACTATCTGATTTACAGGAATTTATTCGCTTGCAAATTGGTTGTGATTTTATTACAATTGAACAAAAGTTAAACGAATATGGCAATTTAATAGGCATTTGCGTTAAAGGTGTTTCTAGCGGAGAGGTGATACCTAAAATATTTTCTCGCGTTGGTGGAAGCACCGGAGGCTTATCAAAAAAGCTTGTTTTGGACGATCCTAGCTATACCCAACCAGAAAACTGCGGATTAACGACATATTCTAGGGTTGGGGGTAGCACCGGAGGCGTTGGAAAACATCTAGTTTGGGGTGACGAAATGTATTATAGACTTATTTGTCTACTTGATGCTCATGTTCCAATGCATCTTGCTATATTTTTTTGCGATTAAAGGAGTGGAATGCCGACCCAATTAAATCTATTAGAATTATACTCATCTGATCCTCCAGATTTTGGTGCAACGCAAACGCTAGATATGACGCAACCAGCGTACGCAAATACGCTAGCAGAGTATCGAACGCAACATAATGGCGCGCTAATCGGCATATTAAGCGATATTGCAAATTCATCAATAAATAAAGATGAGTTTTACAACAGAACAATTTTTAATCACTTGTCGCTTGTGTTAATGGCTGGATTAACTCCCGACCCAACTGACTGGACTCAGCAATATAGAGCGATTTTAGAGCTTATTAAGATAAATGCATCAGCAAGCAGATTTTCTGGCATTGCGACGATGCCAACTCAAGATAATTTTGTTGTCTCAATCCCTGATGTCTCTTCTTTGTCGAGCGGAATGTCGCTTTTAGTTTACTTCCCGTCGCCCAACACGACCACATCGCCAACGATTAACGTCTCAAGCATTGGGATGAAAGCAATAAAAAATAAATTCGGGGCGGCTATAAAAAAATACGAAATCGAGCAAATGTGGGTGCATTTGATTTATGCTGGCGGCGAATTCATCGCAACCAACACAAGAGACACATTCGGAATCGGTATGCTTGTCATGGGTTCTGGGTTGATGTCTGATAGAGATTTGATTTTGGCAAATGGCGCTACCATTAGCAGAAGTGGCGATTACGCTAGATTGTGGGATTTTGTCCAGTCGTCAGGCGCGCTAGCGATAAACGCAGCGGACAAGATTGCGAACCCTGCGAAATATGGCATCGGGAATGGATCAACAACGTTTGAGCTTCCGGATTATCGAGGAGAGTTTATTCGTGCTGCTGACCTCTCGCGCGGAATTGATGCTGGGCGAGGGATCGCAACGAATCAATCGGCAGAAGTGCTGAACCACAATCACACGCTCAATTCTTCGACGATTAACGTTTCGTCTGGGTCGTCTGGGGTGGTTTTAACCGCGTCAGGTTCTGGCGCGACAACAAATTACACGGGGGGCGAAAACAGACCTAGAAATTTCGCGTCGCCAGTTTATGTTAAATTTAAATGAGGTTGAAATGACAATAGACGAAAGAAAAAAAGAAGTTGCACAAAAAATAATTGTTTGTGCAGACAGGACGAGAGAAAAAGAATCGAGAAAGCTAACCTCTCAACTGATAGAAAATTTAATGCCAACGCATAAAGAATTTTTTGTTGAACAAAGACGACTTGCTTTAGTCGTCTTTGACACTATGTCGGCAATGAGCGGTTTCGTCTATCAGGGAGAAGGGATAACTAGATTCGGATTTGGTTATTTGGCTTCCGCGGCAACCGACCCAGCAAAACAAAACGCGCTAGTTTCTTACGTCGACACCAAAAGAAGCGGCAAAGGACAATTCGAGACGGCAATCAGAAGCGCAGAAATGTATTTGTTGAATAGGCTTGGGTCGACTGGCATTG